TGACGATGACGATTGAGCTTAATGAATATCAGACACCGCTAGAGGTCCTCACACCTGACATGCCTGAGGAGGTGAAGGAACAGATGGATGACTTCATCCAGTCTGTCCCCTTTATCCAGCACCTCATAAGCCCACACCGCAAGCGCGCTAAGGACCTACCACGTGACGAGCGCGGTCGTATCATAGTAGACATAGCCCATCCTCATATTCTTGAGGACATGGACTACTTCAGGCCTGCAGCTATACACTTCGAGAAGCATGGCTGTTACACCAAGCTCAAGCCTAATACCAATCCCTCATCTCCCTTCGGGCAATGGCTCCGTGAGGAGACAAGAAGAGTCCTTGACGGCTACGTGCGTGAGTCTGATGGCGAGTGGATCACAGGCGACCTGTACTTCTACCTAAACTACAGTCCCATCATGATCTCTAAGATCAGAGAGGACCAGCCAGGTGTAGCTGACCGCGTGGAGGCATTCCCTGAGATGTGGGAGGGGGTGTACTGGAGATACCACTACCTATACCAAGCACGTAACGGTGGTATGTACAATGCCTTCCAGGGTGGTAATCATGCCTTTGAGCTAGCGCGTCGTGGCGCAGGTAAGTCCTACTCTCTAGCCTCACTCATGGCTAAGCGTCTCCTTGTCGGTGAGTCTAAGAAGGTGCAGAAGCGCGTGACCAGCGTTCTTCTTGGCTATATCAAGGAATACCTGCAAGACAAGGACGGTACGCTCTCTAAGTTCGAGCCGATGATGAACTTCGTCAGATCTCATACCGAGTGGCCCAATAGTCTCGTGAGGAACAGCATGAGTGATATGATGTGGCGTTGCGCATACATCGATCCTCGCACAGGAGCGGTAGAAGGAAAGAACAACGTGGTCATGGGACTTCCTGTTAAGGATGATGACTCTAAGGCGCGTGGTAAGCGTGGTTGGATCTTCATCGAGGAGTTCGGTTCGTTCCCCTCCCTCATCGACCTGTACAACACCATCATGTACTCTGTTGAGGAAGGTGGTGTGACATTCGCTCTTATCTATGGCGTTGGTACGGCCGGTTCTGATGAGTCTGAGTTCTCCTCAGCACAGGAAATCATGTACCACCCTGTAGCCTACAAGGTCTACAATGTGCCTAACGTCTATGACAAGGCTACAGGTGGTAGCAAGGATAGGTTCTGCTTCTTCTTCCCAGCGTATGTCAATCGTAAGGGTTGCTACAATAGCGATGGTGTCTCTGACGTGACTAGGGCCCTCTATGAGATCCTGATGGATAGGTACCGTATCAAGTACAGCACAACCAACCAAGACACGCTGATACGAAGGATAGCGGAAATGCCTATCGTTCCTCAGGAGGCAATCCTGCAGGTCAAGGCTAGCTACTTTCCATCCCATGCGTTGAGAGAGAGGCTTGCGGAGATCGACAACGACCCATCCTTCTACGCTGGTGTCATCTCCTGTGAGGTATCGCGCAAGGGCTATGATGTGAGCGTCCATCCTGTCAATGACCTTCCCATCCGCAACTTCCCACTGCCAGACAATAAGTCTGCAGGGCATGTCGAGATCTTCGCTATGCCAGAGAAGGATGCTGATGGCAAGGTGCAGCAAGGTAGGTACATTGCTGCTATGGACCCATACGACAACGACCAGGCAGATACTTCCTCCTTAGGATCGTTCTTCGTTCTGGATCTCTTTACTGATGAGATCGTGTGCGAGTACACAGGTAGACCCACCTTCTCAGATGACTTCTACCGCACCTGCTGTGACATAGCGATCCTCTATGACTGCCGTATCTGCTATGAGAATAATAAGAAGGGTCTCTTTGCGTACTGCTCAAGGTACAACCTCACGCACCTACTTGAGGACACCCTTGAGTTCCTACGTGACAGGGACCTCCTCAAGGCAAGGCCTATCGGTAACGCAGCTAAGGGTGTGACAGCTCCTGCCGGTATCAACGCCTATGCTAGGAAGAAGCTGGCCGAGTGGCTAGTGATGCCTGTGAGTGTCACGCGTCAGACAGACGAGGGTGAGGTCTACGATTATGAGATACCCAATCTCTGCAGGATAAAGAATCGTGCTCTTCTTCAGGAGCTGATAGCCTGGAACGACATAGGTAACTTCGACCGCGTGTCAGCTATGGGTATCCTGATGTTGTACCGTGAGTCGATGCTCATCAACTTCCAAGAGCACGATGAGGAGAAGCAAGAAGAGGTCAATGAGAAGATGAGCTTCTTTGATCGCAATCTGCGTGGCGGTAAGAGCAACCCTTATCTTTAAGCCTAAATAGTCTATCAGGGTTAGTATGAACGAAAAGAAACAAAAGGGTGGATTTCCTCAACAGAATCTCCCTAATAGCAAGAAGACACGTGACTGGTGTATCCAGTGCGTGGACTGGGCGAAGGGTACATCCTCTGTGGTTTCCTCATCGTCCGTAAGACACAGCATCGCAAGGAAGAAGATCAACTATGACCTCATGAATGGCATCATCCATGAGGAGGACATGGCGTCCTTCTTCAACCCTTATGGTTTCGCTGACTCCGATGCGCCTGGTAAGATTCAGCACTTCCCCATCATCAACTCTAAGATCAACGTCCTCCTCGGTGAAGAGTCGCGTAGGCCATTTGATTATCGCGTCATCGTGACAAACCCTACCGCGGTGTCAGACATGGAGGAGATGAAGAAGCAGCAGGTGATGGAGAACATCATGGCGGTCATGGAATCAGGTATCACTGATGAGGCTGAACTCAAGGAAGCCTTCAACGAGATACAGCATAGGTACGCCTATAAGTGGCAAGACCTGCGTGAGATCCGTGGTAATGCCTTCCTCAAGCACTACTCTTCTGAACTCTCACTACCGCTGATGTTCAACAAGGGATTCCTTGATGCGCTCATCGTAGGTGAGGAGATCTATAGGTGTGACATCGTAGCTGGTGAACCTACTATCGAACGTCTCGACCCTATGAAGGTGCGAGTCTTCAAGTCAGGATCATCGGGTAGCATTGAGGATGCTGACATCGTCGTGGTGGAGGACTACTGGTCCCCATCGCGTATCCTAGATATCTATGGCGATAGCCTGTCAAGGGAAGAGATCGATAAGATACACTCTGGCTCTTCCTCAGGACTTATAGGTGGTGAAGGAGATAACTTCACCGTCGCAGAGATGTTTGGTCGCTTTGGTATCCATTACTCTGGACCAAACGACACGGCTATCTATAATGGGTCTACTGTGGCTTCCTCATTGACACCATACGACTTCGAAGGTAACGTGCGTGTTATGCAGGTCTACTGGAAGTCCATCAGGCAGGTGAAGAAGATTACCTCTATCGATCCTATGACCGGCGCTCAGGTGTCTACACTCATGCCTAGTGACTACAAGGTGGACGAGCTCGCAGGTGAGACCGCTAAGATCATGTATATCAACGAGGCCTGGGAAGGTGTACTCATCGGAGACGACATCTACGCTAACCTCGGTCCCAGGAAGATTCAGTTCAACAGGCTGTCTAATCCTTCCAAGTGTCACTTCGGTATAGTAGGTAGTATCTACAACCTCAGCGAGGACAAGCCTTACTCCCTCGTCGATATGATGAAGCCGTATAGCTACATGTACAACCTTGTGCATGATAAGCTCAACAAGATCATCTACGACAATATCGGTAAGGTAGTACAGCTGGATATGGCTAAGCTCCCAGCAGAGATGAAGTACGAAAAGTGGTGGTCTATCCTGAGGAAGATGAAGATGGTCGTGACCAATTCATTTGAGGAAGGGAAGGTTGGTGTAGCTAAGGGTAAGTTAGCCGGCGCGCTGAATAACAACGTAGCTGCCTCTATCGACCTTGACCTCTCCTCATCGATCATGAACCACATACAGCTCCTCGCCTCTATCAAGGAGGAGATGGCTGACGTGGCTGGTATCTCGAGACAGCGTGAAGGTCAGATCTACAATAGGGAGACTGTAGGAGGTGTCGAGCGCGCCACGCTGCAGTCGTCGTACATCACCGAGTGGATCTTCACTATCCATGAGGATGTCAAGAAGCGCGCGCTAGAATGCTTCCTTGAGGTCGCAAAGATTTCACTACGCTATGGGTCAAAGAAGTTCGAGTACATCCTCCCAGACCAGTCTAGGCAGATCATGTCTGTTGGAGGAGAAGAGTTTGCGGAGTGCGACTATGGTATCACTATTGATTCTTCTCGTGGGACGATGGAGATCAATCAGAAGCTGGATATGCTGGCTCAGGCCGCTCTCCAAAATCAGGCCATTGACTTCTCTGCTATCATCAAACTCTATCAGTCCATCTCTATCGCCGAGAAGGCAAGCATCATTGAGCAAGGTGAGCAGGCTATGCGTCAACGTCAGGCTGAGCAGGCACAGGCTCAACAGCAAGCTGAACAACAGGCTGCAGAACAGCAAATGCAGCTCAAGATGGCTGAGCTCGATCTCAAGGACCGAATTAGTCAACGTGAAGTGGACGCCCAGCTTGAGATTGCTAAGATGAAGGAAGCGTTCGGCTTCGGTCAGACGATCTTCCGTATCGACGATGACGTATTCTCTGAGGAAGAGCAGAAGACTCTTGAACAGTCCGATAGGCAGTTTGACGAGAAGATGAAGCTCGAGAAGGAGAAGCTGGAAGCGAACAACAAATACAAGCAGCGACAACTGGAGATCCAGGAGCAAGCTGCAAAGGCAGCCAGTGCCAAGGTGGTATCTGGTAAAAAGAAGTAGTTAATATATGAGTAACATTTTCGAGTTAAGGGATAAGATGACCTCCCTTACAGGTAGGAGGGATACGGACTTCCCAGAGTCCGCCCCACTCCGTGGAGATGAGAAGATTCCTATCGTGCAGGGCAACGTCAATGTCCTAGCCACGGTAGCGGACCTCCTCTCTGTGGATCAGTCAACCTACCACTCCGTGCCTCCTAGCGTACGGACTATCGAAGCTCTGATGGATTACGTCGATAAGAAACAGATCCCCTCGTTTAAGACGGCGGGATCTGTCTACTCATACTTCGACATGGACTCAGGTCTGTGGGAAGTGGTGAGATACATCGGCTCATCGACGCGATCTGAGGATGTTAAGAATGTGGGTAACTGGGAATGGCTCTCCTCAGGATCAAGTTCCTTCAAGGGGCTCTTCGGCACCAAGCGTGAGCTTGAGGCAGCTGTCCGTCGTCCAAGGGTAGGTGATCACGCCTTCGTGGGTGAGACGCTTGTCACCTCCACGATGTACAAGTGCCGTATTGATGGCTTCTGGGAAGCATCAAGCACTAACCCCTTCCAGGACTTCATCTCCGGGCAGGGATACATCGTTTCTGAACCTACCGAGTATTTCGGTGCTCCCATTGAGGAGATCATCGCTGATAGGGCTATTGCTGACAGCGAAGGCCATGTGATCTCACAGACCTATGTCACGAGGTGCATGCTTGAGGAAGCTGTGCAGTACGCAAAGGGTAACATCGGTATTGAGGACCTCTCTCCTGAGGTTATCGCTTACCTCCTCGGCATTCGTACGACAGGTATCCTGCCTAACAGCGAGGACCTGAAGTTCAACGAGAAGAACGAGCTCTCCTTTGCTGACCGCGAGGCATCAGAGACTGAGTATCTCGGGTATGGGTATGTCTACATGAGGAAGAATATAGTCGACAAGACCAACCTCCTCGAGCAGCACATGATCGATAAGGAGAACACCATCTACGATGTTCGCTATACCTACGATCTTGATGGGCAGACGATCAACATCCCTAGTAACACTGTCCTTGACCTAACCAGCGGTGGTGCTTTCAAGAATGGCAAGATCCGCGTCGGCGAGAACGTTATCATCAAGGTCTTCCGTATGGACCAGATCTGTGTAGATGTCGAAGGTGATCCCAAGTACATCGATGCAGTGAGGAAGGGTGATAAGGGTGATCCCGGTGAGAAGGGTGCCGATGGCGCTCGCGGTCCACAGGGTCTCCCCGGTCGTGATGGCGCAGAAGGTCGTCCTGGTAGGGATGGTATAGATGGAAGGCCCGGTCGTGATGGTCGTGATGGTATCAACGGCTCTAACGGCGCTAATGGTAAGGATGGTGCCCCTGGTATCACGCCTAGGTTCAAGGTAGAGGATAACAAGCTCTACGTCTCTTACGACAATAAGAGGACGTGGGAATGGCTGTACACCTTCACTAGCGGTGGTGGTGTTGTGCCTGCACCTGAGCCTAGTCCTACTCCTGATCCTACGCCTAAGCCTCCCACGCCACAGCCGGATCCTACTCCTAACCCTCCTCAACCAGAACCAGAGCAACCTTCACAGCCCTCATGCACGTTCGTCTTCCTCAACCGCGCAGACTACAACCTTGCATCATATCACGCTGGACTACCAGAGGGGATCTACGCATATCAGGTCTGTGAGGAAGGTAACGGAAAGAGAAAGGACTTTGGTAAGATCCTGTCTGTAACTAGGATACCTGAACGCGATAAGCCAAACGAGAAGTGCGGTCCTGAAGAGTTCGTAAGTCCTATCATTCAGGATGAGATTCCTGTCGACTACGTGGATGTGGTGCAGTTCGTAGAGGACGTTGTCCCCAACGGTACTCGTGGTGTCCTCTCAGTACTCCTGAGGAAGGGCGAGGCACGTAGGTACGACGAGAAGACTATCGACGCACTCCTCGACAAGTACGCACGCCTAGAGCTCGCTACGTACTCCCTCTGTGAGGTAGTGAGGGATGGTCGCACCACGCTCGTCTACAAGCGCGTAGGCATCCTAGGTCCTATCAATAGGGATAGCGATATCCTCTGCACTGTAGTGGATAAGTCTACCATCGTGAGAGAACTGTCAGCAAGAACGTCTAACTTCCCATTTGTCAAGTATGTCAAGAATTAGAATTTGCAGGATCAACAAGCCCGGGCATCCGCTCCATGGGCTTGTAGTGAACTACCGCGATGCCGACGAGAATGAAGGTGGCGGTGGTGGGGGTAACACCCCTGTAGCTACCGACAAGGAAGCTATCAAGAGGCTTGCCTCTGAGGAGATGTATAGTGGTCACATCGGTGTAGGTGTTCACCTCGTAGCTCAGGCTGAGGCTACCAATGACGGCATGAACAACGCTGTCGTACGTCCTCAGCTCGGCTCTTACCTCGACATTACTGACGAGACTTTCAATAAGCTGAAAGACAATGTCAGCAGGCTGAAGATCAGGTGTGGTGACTTTGAGAGCTCCTTCAGATTTGACTATAGGCCTCACCTCGACAGGGAGACCTATGACTTCCCTGACAACAAGACGATCGGTAACTTCGATCTCTATGGCTCAGCTGGCAGGAGGCTTCACATTGACGAGTTCGTATGGGGACAGATCCTCAACAACGCAGCTCGCGAGGAGCGCAGGACGAACGTGTTCATCCCTAGCGGTACTGGAGATAGGGACTTCTCGGCAATCACAGCTAGAAGGGTAGCTCCAGATCAGCTCAACAGGATTGGCGACCTGTCTCTCAATAGCCCAGCTATGGTTGAGAAGTTTGTCCAGTCAGCCGCTCCTCTTCCTTATGGGCGTGCTAACTCAGCTATCCTCTCCAGGGAAGCTAACTGGGGTGATCTCATGATGCCTAACACCAACGCGTCAGGTTATCCAACACAGGAGGTGACGTACACCATTGAGTTCCTCGATGGCTCGTCCTTCTCTGGTAGTGCTACAGTTGAAGTGCGTCCTACCTTCTCTACCTACACAGCCTCTAGGCTCCTGAGGAAGGATGAAGATGGATGGAGGTATGGCTTCATTAAATTCCATGCATGATGGAGTTTGCGTTTCAGATCGCAGTAGCAGTCGTAATACTAATCGTAATTCTAAGTATGGCAAAAATCAAATATAGAATCTGCCGAATCGTCAAGCCAGGATCTCCCCTTAATGGTCAGATCGTCAGTAAGACGAGAGTAGATGACAGTAGGGAAGGGCAGCCAGAGTGGACACCACGTGTTGGTGAGTACGTCTGGATGGATATGCAGAATGGCGGCAGCTCAGCTAAGCCAGTAGCTGGTGCGCCTTCCTACTGGAAGACCAAGGTCCTCTCTACAAGCGGCAAGACCTTCCAGGAACTTACCGTCAATGCAGAAGACTACAGGAAGAAGGCTAACATCCCTGGTGGTGTAGATAGTCTTTACCCCAGGTTCGCTCTCCTGCAGTACGACTCTAACCTTCAGCCTAAGGCTGTAGTTGATGATGTACATTCTCTTGTTGGTTACACTGGCGGTGAAGTGCTTGATCTTTATATGTATGATGATAACAATGCTTACGTCATTGCAAATGCCATCAGGTCCAATGGTTCGTCTCCAGTGTCTACGCACTTCGTCTTTATGTCTAATGCTGATCTGCAGAAGAGGGATGAAGCATCATATAAGCTCCGCAATTCAGACTTCAGTCATAGCGATAAGCCAAAGGCTGAGATTGTAGCTTACCTCAAGACTCTCGGTGCGAAGATGGGTATCGACACCTCCGGGGCCACAGAGTACACGACCCAGGAGTTCCGCTTCCCCTCGGCATACCACCTCTACGGTGATACACCTGATGAGAATGGTATGTTCGCCTTTGTGCAGTACACACTAGTCCTCCCTAATGGAGACCAACGTGTGAGTGTACTTGTCAAGGATGTTCACGATGAAGGATATAGTGATAACCTTTAATAGTTTGCTATGATATCTAAAGAAAACATAATAGAGTCCCTCAAGGCTCTTACCAAGAATCTCTTGAGATCTAGCATCGGTATCACTGTGGCTGACGGTACTGTCATTGGCAGTGCATCATCGGAGGAGGTTGTGGCTAATATGCCCAACCTCATCTTCCGCAGTGTACCTGAACTGAGGAAGGTAGATCAACTGATCCTCTATGATGGTATCTCTAAGGCTGGGGAGCTGACAAGGTATGACTACAAGGATAATCCCTGGGAGAACCTAGTCCTTGATATGTACTCCGGCAGTGAGCACGTCTACCATAGGGAGATTGACCTTGGCGTTGCGCTGATGTTTAATATCATCGAAGCAGGTGTTCCTCAAAGTGTAGTTACAAAGGAGATCTTCGACAAGTTCGAGAACTGGCGATTCAACTACCCTGTGCTAAAACATCATATCTGTCACTTCAATATGAAGCTGAGGAGAGGTGATGAAGACACGGAGACGAGGATTCCACTCTTCTATGAGTTGAAGAACGCACCACAGCTAGCCTTCTATCGTTGCATTGACCCAGAGACTAACTTTGTCACTGACCATGATCCGCTGTTCGGAGGATGGCTGAGGTTAATGTATGCTCTTCCTCGCAATGAGCACTCTAAGAAGATCCTTCTCCTCCTCAAGGACGTTCTCGCTAAGTACCCTATCGCTGGGAATATCGAGAATCTCCTCGGCAATGAAGGTATGCACTTCGGCGGTCTTGGCGCAGAGGAGTTTGAGAATGTAGGTAACCACATGCCTGCGGAGGTGGAAGAACTGAAGATGACCATCCAGGCGGACCCAGGTCCAGCAACATCAGTCTTTGATGGTATCTCAGCCAGAGCTACCTTTGCTTGCGCTAAGGTGAACCCCACCATCACGTTCAAGTCAGGGCATATCAATAACTGTCACGCGATGTTCAAGGGTGTGCGTGGTACTACCACTGATCCTGAGCGAATGAAGAACGAGGTCTACTTTTCTCCTTGTAAGCTCAAGATTGGCTATGAGGGTAAGAAGTATGTGTCAGCTGACTATCCTTACTTCGGTCTAGTGCCTACCACCATCGCAGACTGTTTCAAGTTCTCATACCTCAACCAGAAGAGCTATGATGAGTTCTTCCTCAAGGCTAACTTCAGGCACTGTAGGGACTTCTCTGGCGCTTTCGCAGAGCAGGTCTTCAATAGGGTCTTTAATGCTGAGGAAGATGGCTTCGCTCCTGAGATGGTAGGTCACGGCTCCTTCGGTGTAAAGATAAGTACAATCGATGATCGGTTCGATTACAGCCACGTGAGAGTACTTACACATATAGGAGATACCACCGGTGGGATTTACGGACCAGCGCTTCTTGTCCTTGTCGTAGTCATCCATACCTGGATACCACACGGAGAACGCCACAGGATCAACCCTACGAAATCCGTGCTCATCATAGAGCGCTGGATCCTTGATGGTGATCTTACCATA